GATAAGCTGACGGTCGCGGCGCTGGAGGGCAAAACCGAACTGACGGCGCTGCTCGACTGGCAGCAGGCGATCAGCTGGCGCGGGGAGTTGAAGCTCACCGGGATCAACACTGCCAAAGAGGTGCCGGACTGGCCATCGAAGCTCGACGGCCTGATTAAAACCCGCGGCAGTCTGTACGGTGGCAGCTGGCAGATGGATGTGCCGGAGCTGAAAATTACCGGCAACGTGAAGCAGAACAAAGTGGATGTGCATGGCTCGCTGAAGGGCAACAGCTACCTGCAGTGGATCATTCCCGGCCTGCACGTGGCGCTGGGCCGCAATACCGCCGACATCAAGGGCGAGCTGGGGGTGAAAGATCTGGATCTGGATGCCACCATCGATGCGCCGAATCTTGATAATGCTCTGCCGGGGCTGGGCGGAACGGCGAAAGGGCTGGTGAAAGTGCGCGGCACGGTCGAGGCCCCGCAGCTTCTGGCTGACATCACCGCTAACGGCCTGCGCTGGCAGGAACTCACCATCGCCCGCGTGCGCGTCGATGGCGATGTAAAATCCACCGACCAGATCGCCGGACACATGAACCTGCGCGTGGATCGTATTTCGCAGCCGGGGGTTAACCTTAATCAGGTCACCCTGGAGGCCAAAGGCAGCGAGAAACAGCACGACCTCCAGCTGCGCGTCCAGGGCGATCCGATCTCGGGTCAGCTGCATCTGGCGGGCAGTTTTGACCGCAAAGAGATGCGCTGGAAAGGCACGCTCGACAACACCCGCTTCGCCACCCCGGTGGGGCCGTGGTCGTTAACCCGCTCGATTGCGCTGGATTACCGCAATGCGGAGCAGAAGGTCAGCATCGGGCCACACTGCTGGACCAACCCGAACGCTGAGCTGTGCGTGCCGCAGACTATTGATGCCGGGGCCGAAGGGCGGGCGGTAGTGAACCTCAATCGCTTTGACCTGGCGATGCTCAAACCGTTTATGCCGGACGCCACCCAGGCCAGCGGCGTGTTTAGCGGTAAAGCGGATGTGGCCTGGGATACCACCAAACCGGGGCTGCCGCAGGGCAACGTCACGCTCTCCGGGCGCAACGTGAAGGTCACGCAGGTGGTGAACGACGCGCCGCTGCCGCTGGCATTCACCACGCTCAATCTTACCGCCGATCTGCACAACAACCGCGCCGAGCTGGGCTGGCTGATCCGCCTCGCCAACAACGGCCAGTTTGACGGCCAGATCCAGGTAACCGATCCGCAAGGGCAGCGTAACCTGGGCGGCAACGTCAATATCCGCAATCTCAACCTGGCGATGGCCAACGCCATTTTCTCCCGGGGCGAGAAAGCGGCAGGGATGCTGAACGCTAACCTGCGGCTGGCCGGTAACGCGCAAAGCCCGCAGCTCTTCGGTCAGATGCAACTGAACGGGGTCGATATCGACGGCAACTTTATGCCGTTCGATATGCTGCCGAGCCAGCTGGCGATGAACTTCAACGGCATGAGCTCGACGCTGACCGGGACCGTGCGCACCCAGCAGGGGCAGATCAACCTCAGCGGCGATGCCGACTGGAGCCAAATCGATAACTGGCGCGCGCGGGTGGCGGCTAAGGGCAGCAAGGTGCGCATCACGGTGCCGCCAATGGTGCGTTTAGACGTCTCGCCGGACGTGGTCTTTGAGGCCACGCCACAGCTGTTCACCCTTGATGGCCGGGTCGATGTGCCGTGGGCGCGTATTGTGGTGCATGACCTGCCGGAAAGCGCGGTGGGCGTCTCCAGCGACGAGGTGATGCTCGATAAAAATCTGCAGCCGGAAGAGACCAGGCGGGCCTCTATCCCGATCAACAGCAACCTGATCGTGCATGTGGGCAACAACGTGCGGCTGGATGCCTTTGGCCTGAAGGCGAGACTCACCGGCGATCTGAAGGTCGCGCAGGATAAACAGGGGCTGGGCCTGAACGGGCAGATCACTATCCCGGAAGGGCGCTTCCACGCTTACGGGCAGGATCTGCTTGTCCGCAAAGGCGAGCTGCTCTTCTCCGGTCCACCGGATCAGCCGCTGCTGAATATCGAGGCGATTCGTAATCCAGAGGCCACCGAGAATGATGTGATCGCCGGGGTGCGAGTCACTGGCACCGCTCACGAACCGAAAGCGGAGATATTCTCCGACCCGGCCATGTCCCAGCAGGAAGCGCTCTCATACCTACTGCGCGGGCAAGGTCTGGACAGCAATCAGAGCGACAGTGCGGCGATGACTTCAATGTTAGTCGGTCTGGGGGTTGCACAAAGTGGTCAGGTTGTGGGTAAAATCGGGGAGACGTTTGGCGTTAGCAATCTGGCGCTGGACACCCAGGGGGTCGGTGACTCTTCACAGGTGGTGGTCAGTGGCTATGTACTGCCGGGTCTGCAGGTGAAATATGGCGTGGGGATCTTTGACTCGCTGGCGACACTCACGTTACGCTATCGCCTGATGCCTAAGCTATATCTGGAAGCGGTGTCTGGCGTAGATCAGGCACTCGATTTGCTCTATCAGTTTGAGTTTTAGCAATGCGAATATTTGTCTACGGCAGTTTACGAACCAAGCAGGGCAACAGCCACTGGATGACCAACGCCCAGTTGCTGGGGGATTACAGTATCGAGAACTACCAGTTGTACAGCCTGGGCCACTATCCAGGCGCGGTTCCGGGGAACGGAGCAGTACAGGGTGAGGTTTATCGTATTGATAATGCCACGCTGGCTGAACTTGATGCCTTGCGCACTAAAGGCGGGGAATATGCTCGCCGGTTGATCCAGACGCCCTACGGCAGTGCCTGGATGTACGTGTACCAACGTCCGGTCGATGGCCTGACGCTGATTGAAAGCGGTAACTGGTTAGACAGAGACCAGTACTGAGATGAACAACGCCACCCTCGGGTGGCGTTGTTTTTTGTTATGCCCCTTCCTGGCGCAGCTTAAAGATCTGTGATCTTGACCCGCCATCTCCGGACAGCTTTTGTATCTTAAGTTAACGATGTCCGCTGCCGCCGATATTCCCTCGGGGAGTGATATCCCAGCGCGCTGTGCGGGTGGTTTTCATTGTAATGTGTGAACGCTGCTGCAAGGTTTCGCAGGGCTGTTCTCACATCTGGTTTTGCCATGAACGCGATATAGTCTTCCTTCATCGTCTTCACGAACCGTTCGGCCATGCCATTGCTCTGCGGGCTGCTCACCGCTGTTGTACACGGCTCCAGATTCAGCTCTCTGGCGAACCTCCGCGTTTCATGCGCGGTATATGCTGAACCGTTATCCGTCAGCCATTGAACCGGTGTGGTCGGCAGCCCGTCGCCGAAGCGCTTTTCCACCGACCTCAGCATCACATCCTGCACCGTCGAACTGTCGTAGCCTCCTGTGCTCGCTGCCCAGTCTATGGCTTCTCTGTCGCAGCAGTCCAGCGCGAACGTGACCCGCAGCTTCTCACCGTTGTCGCAGCCGAACTCGAAGCCATCTGAACACCAGCGCATATCGCTTTCTGCCACCGCGATTTTGCCCTTATGTTCACGCTTCGACCGCTCTGGTTTGTCATGCAGTAACAGCAGATTATGCTCGCTCATAAGCCGGTAAAGCCGTTTGGCGTTCACGGGGGGCAGTCCCTCTGTACGACGTTGCGTACGCAGGATGCCCCACACACGGCGATAGCCGTAACTGGGCATATCGCTGATGATATCGAGGATCTCTGACAGTATTTCAGCGTCTGCTTCGTCATCACGCCGGTTACAGCGCCTGTCCTGCCAGTCGGCAGAACGGTTAATTCGCAGTGACAGCTGCGCACGCGACACGCCCATGGTGCGGCTGACCAGGGCTATTCCCCGTCCTTTGGCAACAAGGGCGCGTGCGCTATCCATTTTCGCGACTGAGCGTACTCCACGGCTTCTTTCAGGATCTCAACTTCCATCGTCTTCTTGCCCAGCAGGCGCTGAAGCTCCCGGACCTGCTTCAGAGCAGCAGTAAGCTCAGAAGCTGGAACAACTTCTTCTCCGGCCGCAACGGCGGTGAGGCTGCCTTCCTGATATTGCTTCTTCCACTTAAACAGCAGGCTGGGCTGGATGCCATGCAGGCGGGCGACATGGGAGACATTCATGCCCGGCTCCATCGTCTGCTGGATAATGGCGATCTTCTCCTGAGGAGTTTTACGTTTACGGACTTCTTGTCCTAACAGGATCCCGGTCATCTCAAAATTGGCGTTAGTGTTAGACATATATTCAAGCCTATCTCTTATCTGGAGATACAGCTACTGTCTGGTGTTTCAGGGGGCTACATCACTGTAAGGATTGTTTTCCCGGCTAGCTCCCCCATCGGAGGGAAAATAGTATTAGACCGTATGCAAATTGAGCCGCTGTCTGTAACCACCTCGTATATTCCAACCTCAGGGGCTGCTGTAACAAGGGCTGCAGATGATTGCACATTGCAACGTTCGGGAAATGACAATTATTTTGGCACTATAACTATCTCAGCAGAAGTTCATTGCAATGGGCAGACGGCAACAGATGGCGCTACTGCAAGCAGGAGAAGCATACTGGTTGTATATCCCAGTAGTAGTGAGTACTTCATTATGAGAATTGAAAGTGTTAGTGCTTCATTGGGTAAATACTCTTTTATCTATGGAGGCACCTCATCTAATTATTCAGATAAAAGAATTGATGATGGTCAAATCCATACTACCTGCTCGCGTTCAAATACCGTTCAAAACCAAAGTTGCATTGATGGCGCCCAATTAACATCCCCAACCAATGTAGTTAGGCCAACGCCAGGGTCAGTAAACAACTCTAACACCTTAATATATATTGGAAGGTCAACATCCATGCAACAGATGTTGAATGGCCACATCCGTAATCTGCGAATCTGGCACCGCGCTCTTTCAGATATCCAAATTAAAGGACTCCGCTGATGAAAGATTTATATCTGCGCTTCGCTGACGCCGCCGAAATGCGCACGCAATTAATCCAGGCGGGTTTTGAGGTCGATGAAGATCAGGGCGGTTTATATCACCCTGATATCAGCCTGGATGTAGTCGGTGTTATCACTACCAGCATCGGCGACGCAGAGTCGGTGGAATATGTCACCGAGCCAGGCTACCACGTTAATCTGCGTGTTATTAACGACGGTCTCGATTTATCTAAATTGGATGACTTCGTTGTGTCCCCGAAAACACCTGCTCGAGTCTGGGCCTGATTATGGATGACAACGTTACTTTACGAGTCAATGGCAAGGAGTGGGGCGGCTGGACGTCGGTCAGGATCGGCGCGGGCGTTGAGCGACTGGCCCGGGATTTCAACGTCGAAATTACCCGGCAGTGGCCCGGCGAAAGCAGCGACTCTCTCCGGCCAAAAGTGAAAGGTGGCGATCGGGTCGAAGTTCTGATTGGGACCGATTTGGTGATCACTGGCTGGGTGGAGGCCACCCCTGTTCGCTACGATGCCCGCTCTGTCCGCGTTGGAATTAGTGGGCGCAGCCTGACTGCAGATCTGATCGACTGCGCCGCAGAACCAACGCAATTTAACGGGCAGTCGCTGGTTCAGATAGCGTCTGCACTGGCAAAACCGTTTGGTATTGAAGTCGTTAATACCGGCGCACCCGCTGTTGTTATTCCGGGCGTGCAGCCGGATCACGGCGAAACGGTTATTGAGGTGCTGAATAAGATGCTGGGCCAGCAGCAGGCGCTGGCTTATGACGATCCAAAAGGACGCCTGGTGATTGGCGGGATAGGGGCCACGCGGGCACATACCGCGCTCGTTCTCGGTCAGAACATTCTCTCCTGTGATACCGAAAAAAGTATCAGGGACCGTTTCTCAACGTATCAGATTTCTGGTCAGCGCGCCGGGAATGACGACGACTTCGGCGCGGCCACCACAACCGCTCTCCGGGCGAAAACGGAAGACGCCGGAATCGGGCGTTACCGGCCAATGGCCGTTCAGCAAACAGGCCAGGCGACGGGTGCCAGCTGCATTGCCCGCGCTGATTTCGAAGCGCGCCAGCGCGCCGCCAGAACTGACGAAACAACCTACACCGTATGGGGATGGCGCCAGGGTGATGGGGCTCTCTGGCAACCCAACCAGCGTGTAATCGTCTTTGACCCCGTATGCGGGTTTAACAATCGCGAACTACTGATTTCGGAGCTGTCGTTCACCAAGGACAGCAACGGCACGATCACCGAATTGCGTGTCGGCCCACCTGATGCGTATCTGCCGGAACCTGCTGACCCTAAACAGCGGAAGAAGAAAAAAGTCGCGGAGGCCCCTTTCTGATGCGTAACTTTCAACAATTGCAGCGGCAGCTGCTGAGTCTGATTTGCCGGGCAGTGGTCGGCAGCGTTAAGCCTGGTTCTAAATGCCAGAACGTGGATGTTGAGCTACTCGCAGGTGAACAGAAGGGCGGCATTGAACATCTGGAGCCGTACGGGCTTACCTCACACGCGAAGCCAGGTGCTGAAGCTCTTATTCTGTTTCCTGACGCTGATCGCTCACATGCTGTAGCGGTCGTTGTGTCTGATCGCCGCTATCGCATCAGGTCACTTAAGCCAGGTGAAGTCGCTATTTATGACGATCTGGGGCAGTCAGTCACGCTGACGCGCAGCGGTATCGTCGTCGACGGGGCTGGAAAGCCCATCACTTTCCGGAACGCGCCAAAAGCCCGGTTCGAAATGGACATCGAATCGACAGGCCAGATCAAAGACCGCTGCGACACAACCGGCCTCACGATGGCGGAAATGCGTCTTGCCTATAACGGCCATAAACACAAAGAGAACGGTAACAACACAGACGTGCCGGACAAACAAATGGGGACGTAATTATGGACCTGTGGCTAACCGTAAACGGGGTAAGCGTTTCAGCGAGCGCACCCCTGGATTTACTCACCCGCTCAGTTGTGATTTCTCTTTTCACCTGGCGCCGCGCCCAGCCTGATGACAATGCCGATCAGCCTAACGGGTGGTGGGGTGATACCTGGCCCGCTGTTCAGAACGACCGGTACGGATCGCGCCTCTGGCTGCTTCAGCGTCAGAAGCTGACCAATCAGACCGCGCTGATCGCCAGGACGTATATCACCGAAGCGCTGCAGTGGATGATCGACGACGGCGTGGTTTCAAAGATTGACCTTCTTATTCAGCGTACCGGCATTAACGAACTGGGTAACAGCATTACGCTGTGGCGCTACAACCAGCCCACCACGATTTCTTTTGACGATCTATGGAGTGCGATAACTAATGGCTGACAGCGAATTCCAGCGCCCGACGCTGGCAGAAAATATCAGCATGCTCCGCACCGACCTCTTTTCCCGCCTGGATGCGAGCGACACCATCAGGCGTATGGACGAAGACGTGAGGGCGAAAGTGTATGCGGCCGCGCTGCATACCGTGTATGGCTACATCGATTATCTGGCGTTGAATATGCTGCCGGATAAGTGCGATGAAGCCTGGCTGCAAAGACATGCAGCCATGAAACGTTGCCCCCGTAAAAGCCCTACAGCGTCAGCAGGATTCATGCGCTGGGATGGCGTCACAAACGGCATTACGGTTAAGGCAGGAGCAGTGATTCAACGCGACGACCTGATCCAGTACACCACCACGGCAGACACGACCAGCGCAGGCGGCGTTCTGCGCGTGCCAATAGTGTGCAGTGTCACCGGTAGCGTGGGTGAAATTGACGATGGCGCCGCTCTTTATCTTGTGACGCCGGTTAATGGCCTGCCGTCTTCAGGCGTAGCTGACTCTGTTGCTGGTGGGTTTGATATTGAAGAGCTGGAGACCTGGCGCGCCCGGGTGCTGGAGCGTTACTACTGGACGCCTTTAGGCGGTGCGGATGGTGACTATATCGTCTGGGCTAAAGAAGTGCCTGGTATCACCCGGGCGTGGACCTACCGTCACTGGATGGGTGCAGGCACCGTTGGCGTAATGGTTGCCAGTGATGACCCGATTAACCCTATTCCCAGTGCCGCGACTGTTGCAGCGGCAAAAGCCCACATTGCTCCGCTTGCGCCTGTTGCCGGTGCTGATCTGTACCCGTTCGCACCCGTCGCCCATAACGTCGATTTCAGAATACGGCTGACCCCTGACACGCCAGAAGTCCGGGCGGCGGTGACGGCAGAGTTGCGCTCGTTTCTGTTGAGGGATGGTTACCCTGAGGGCGAACTGGAGCTGTCCAGGATTAACGAGGCTATTTCCATTGCAGCTGGCGAGCACAGCCATGTTCTGGTCGCCCCGACCGCCAACATTTCGATCGCGAAAAACGAACTGGCCATACTGGGGACGCTCGCATGGACGTGACAGATGACGACTACATCCATTTGATGTCGGCACTGTTGCCGCCTGGTCCGGCATGGTCCGCTGACGATCCGGCAATCATCGGCGCAGCCCCCTCTCTGCGACGGGCTCATCAGCGTGCTGATGATTTGATGCTGGAGATTGATCCGCGCACCACCATCGAGCTGATAAACCGCTGGGAAACGTGCTGCGGTCTTCCTGACGAATGCATCCCATCAGGGACACAAACCCTGCTGCAACGCCAGAACAGGCTGGACGCAAAGGTCAATTTAATCGGCGGCATCAACGAGACGTTTTATCTCGATCAACTGGCTGCGCTGGGTAAGCCCGGTGCGACGATCACTCGTTATAACAAGGGACCGTTCAAATGTACCTCCGCATGCACTGAGGCGGTGTATTCCACCGAATGGCGGTTTTACTGGCAGGTAAATATGCCAGCCGCCACGGATGCCACATGGATGACATGTACAGATGACTGCGACACTCCACTTCGTTACTGGGGCGATACAGTCGCTGAATGCGTTATCAGCAAACTCTGCCCGTCCCATACCTATGTAATTTTCAAATATCCTTAACTGGAGAAACTATGCATCGCATTGACACACCTACCGCGCAGAAAGATAAATTCGGCGCAGGAAAGAACGGATTTACCCGCGGTAACCCGCAGACCGGGACGCCAGCTACTGATCTTGATGATGATTATTTTGACATGCTGCAGGAGGAATTGGCCGGGATCGTAGAAGCTGCGGGCATTACGCTTGATAAATCAAAACGCAACCAGCTGAGAACGGCTCTTCCTGTATTTCTTGGTCTTAAAACTGCCGCGCTGCGTGATGTCGGAGCAGGTGCAAACCAGATTCCTGATATGTCCCTCTTTGCGTCTATACGTGAGGCGAAAGGTTATCAGCGACTCCCTGGGGGAATGATAATTCAATGGGGCAGGGTGAACGTTGTTACTGCAAACACGTCATCCGACGTGATCATTGATCAGTTCAAAATTCCTTTCCCAGGGGCAGCACTGCAGTGTTTTGCGACCGTGGAGCAAACGCAAGTCAACATCCCTTGCTTTGCTTGCGCAGAGTCAATTAATCAGAACGAGATTCGGTTGCAGGCTGTGGCAATCAACATAACAAACAAAACCATCACACAGGGTCAAATCGTACCTGTGTCCTGGTACGCTGTGGGGTATTAATCATGAATAATCAACCAGAAGCTGAATATAAAGAAAAATACATCTTCAGTAATAACGGCTTTTATCCACTTTCAATGAGAGAGGTTTATCTTAAGGCCGGAAGCTGGCCGGAAAGTGGGGTTGAGGTTGGCAGTGATATTTTCGAGGAATTTACTGGTACACCTCCGGAAGGTAAATATCGCGGACAGAATGAAAAAGGTGAGCCCATCTGGATTGATATCCCGCCACCTACACTGGATGAGCTTAAAGCTTCCGTCGAAAGTCTGCGCCAGCAACTACTGTCAGAAGCTGATGTAGTTACGGCTGACTGGAGAACTGAATTGGCCCTGGACGACATCAGCGATAGCGATCGCGAAAAACTGTCAGCCTGGATGAAATATAAGCGCCAGGTTAAGGCGATCAACTACGATGATACGCTTTCTGACCATTTCGCTTGGCCGGAAAAACCTGAAGCGTAAACCTGCTTGATCTGCAATCACTTTAAAAATACTGTATGTAAAAACAGTAAAGGAGTGCAGATCATGCCCCGCAAATGAGACATTCACAGCGCATTTATCGCTGCAATACAGCTAAACCCTAAGGGTTATCAGTGCCTTCACACAGAAGACTTCATCCGTGAGTTGCGCGCAAGGAGCTGGCATTTCACGCCGGAAAACGCCAATGACTGGATAGAGCGCTACCAGGAGTTCTTCGTCGACAAGACGCCAGACGTCAGCCAGAACCGTCTCTGGATGATGAGAAACATGGGGAGGGTGATCTGATGGGATTCCCATCACCGGCAGTAGAATTTGCCGAATCGCGAATATCGCTCGATGCAAAGTTCATCTCTCATCCGGCGGCTACGTACTTTTGCGTTCCGCAGACACTCATTACCGCGAGGGCATCTTTAAGGGTGCGCTTCTAGTAGCCGGCTCATCGCTGTCGCCTTGCGACGGTTCTCTGCTTATTTTTGATATTGGCGGGGAGTTCATAGTGAAGCGCTACCGGGCCCATCCGAAACCGCACCAGGAAAATCTGGCGAACGGTCGAAAGGAGGCGATACCGTCAGATAATTACGGAGAGGCTTCAGCATTGTTGGGGTGATCGCGTACATTATCAATGATGCGAGGTCGGGTGAGTTCGACGACTGTCCGCTGATGTGAATAGCTGAAATTTTACAGCAAAGTCGATGTTCTGTGTAGGGTGGTTCCTATTTTCACCATTCAGAAAGTACTCATAAAAAAACAGGTGTAATATGCTGATTCTTAGATGGTTTTTTGGTCTAGGTGAGAGGAGTTGAACCTCCTGCCTCCTACACCTTATGACGGCGGCTTAATATATCCTTAAGCCGCGCCAGTTCTGGTTTATTTATTTATTTGCATAAAGTGTCAAATGAAATAATCATATTTTCACCGCTAACGTGAAGTGAATAGTCAGGAGTTGTTGAGATAGCTTTCTGTCTGCATATTTCAGTAATTTCTTCTGGAGAGAAATTTTTTCTAGAAACATTTACCCCATAATAATTTAGCATATATGCACTCCAGTCAGTGCCTAAATAAGATTTTGTAAGATCTTTTAAGACTGGAAATCTCAGCAATGATAGCGCCTTTTGAGGTGCAGGACTTACCACTCCACTGAAATTAACGTATTTTACTTGCGGTGAAAGGTGAGAAATATCATAGTATATAGAGTTAATGATACGGAAATCTTTTTTATTCTGAGCTAATGAAGCGTTTACATAACTTGTCATCAAAACATAGCTGAACATAAAAAATGGAAAAAAGGCGAATAATTTAAGTTTCTGGTTTTTTATTGCGACGAGAAAATAAAAAAACATCCCTATTAAAGTTGCACTAAACGATACCATTACGCGCGAAGTCACTGATGCGGTTTCCAAAAAAAGGAAAGTTGCATATGAAAAGAAATAAAAAAGGAAAGGTAATGCTATTAGAGTGATTATATTAATAATGCTTTTAGATGATCGCCATGATTCTTTTGCAACTATATAAACAGCTACCACTAGCAATAACATATAAAAGTAAAGTATCGCAACAGGGATTGAATCGATATAATTCCCAATGAAAGTGTTATATTTATGAAAATTTTCAACAAGGATTTTAAAACCATCAGAATTTATAGCAATGGTTTTAGAAAGTTTAGTAGAATAATCACCATCAATAAATATATTCGCAACAATCAACTTGTATAATACGTAGGCTATAAAGAGTTGCAATGCTCTTGTTGCAGTTTCAATAAACCTGGATTTATGAGTTCCTGTATTATTTAAAGTTGACCATGCTAATTCGATAATAGAAAATATCACAAACATTCCTAGCGTGGCTTGATATAATCCAAGTGAAATAAATACTAAAAACACTGGCGATGTAAGATTTATGAAACGATTTTTTGTATGATAAAATGCCAATGAGATTGATAATACACTCAAAGACATCGGGAATATATCATATTTAAAAGATAAGTTTTCAATAAAGAAAGGGTTTACTATAAGTAATAGTGCAACCAAGGACCTTACGATAGGCTTTTCATTTCTGAAGAATCTATCTGCAATAATGACCCCGGAAACTGCCATTACAAAAATTGAAGCTATTAATGACAAAGGGGTTAGGTCTAATAATGGATACCCCAGATTTATAATTGTTAAAACTAAGTCAGCAATAGGACGCCCATTGGCTGATAAACCTGAGTATCCTAATAAATATCTACCATAATCATCTAAATAATTGATGTCAGATATGATTAGTCCGATACAGTAAAGTAAAGAAAGCATTACTGTTAGGGAAATTTGGTTTTTCTCTCTGATAATAATCATTTTGTCTTCTTGTCCTTAAGTAAATACCGTGGTCTTTTCTTAACTTCCATATATATCCTTCCTATATATTCACCAAGAATTCCAATGCCTATAAGCTGGATACCTCCCAAGAAAAGCATTGAAACAAGTAAAGAGGGATAGCCTCTCACTGGATTACCAAATGCTAACGTGTCCCAAATCATCCATGCGCCATACAGGAATGCGACGCCAGCAACGAAAAGACCGATGTAAGTCCACATGCGGAGCGGGAATGTAGAAAAGCTGGTAATGCCCTCCACAGCAAGATTCCAGAGCTTCCATCCGTTGAACTTTGTGTTTCCAGCAATGCGTTCTGCGCGAGCATATTCGACGACATTAGTGTGGCCACCGACCCAGCTCAAAATACCTTTCATGAACAGGTTGCGCTCTGGTAATAACTTGATGTTTTCCACTACAGCACGAGACATCAGGCGAAAATCACCAACGTTTTCTTCAATTTTTGGATTACTGATTTTGTTATGCAGTTTATAAAACCACTCAGCAGACTTTCTTTTCAGCCTGCCGTCATAGGAACGGTCAGAGCGCTTAGCGAGGACCACGTCAGCGCCAGCCTGCCACTTCTCTATTAGGAGAGGAATGACTTCAATCGGGTCCTGTAGATCAACATCTATCGGGATGACTACATCACCTGATGTGTGCTCAAGACCGGCAAACAAGGCCGGCTCTTTACCGAAATTTCGGGTAAATGACAGCGGAACTACAAGCGGATCGGCGATTGCAAGCGCGTTGATGATGGATTCTGTTGCGTCTTTGCTGCCATCGTTAATGAAGACTATTTCGACTTCATGCTGCTGAAGCCCTTCAAACTCCCGAACAGTTTTATAGAAGATTGGAATTGTATCTTCTTCATTAAAGACTGGAACAACCAAAGAGATTTTCAT